TCATTTTCGTCAGTTATGGAGGTCTGCTAGGAACTATAATGAATTAAAAAAGAAGTATCATCTGTTTCTGCAAATTACATCTGGGGAAATAAATACTGGAAGAGTTAAAAAGAATAACAAACATCAAAGATATGACGATTAATGGCATTGCGTTCAGGGTAGGTTTAATATACAATAAAAGCTATGAGAAAAAATAACGATCTTATCGAAGTCTTAGAAAGACAAGAAATAATTAAAAAGCTTGCGGATCAGGGATTCGAAGAGCTTGTTGAAGGACTATTGGCTAATGAGAATAAGGTATATACAAAAAAGGGGCGACTCAATAAGAGTGGTGCCTGTAGAGTATTAGGCTGGAAAGGCAAGCAGCTAGAAGACGCATTGGCTGAATGCAAAGAAATACTCAGGAATGAATATCCTGAGTATTTTGATGATGAGGAAGAAGAAACAGATGAAACAGATGAAACTAGCTGACGATAGAAGCTCTAGCATATCTTAGCGTAAGATCAACATAGACAATATCGGAAGATTCCATATCTAACTCTCCCCAATCTATCGATGTGGGCCAAACACACTCGTAGCTCCACTTTTCCACTTCCTTTCCACAGCCATCATATAATACGCAATCAGCGTTTCTTTTAATGAATTGACCACTTGGAATTTGTGATCCTCCAGCGGCGAGCATGGCCTGAAGCTTCTGCGATCCTGCTGACGCTGCTGTATCTATTCCGTATTTGAAGGGATCATCGTTATCTTGAGGATCATAGATAAGCTTCAACCAATCGAAAATAGGATTATTGTTACATTGCAGATGATACAAAGTGACATTAATAGTTTTCCAATCTTGTCTTCCGGGATAGTAAACAATCTCGTCTAAGTGCCTTACCTCCATTTCCTTTATAGAAATAGACGGTCTAGCTGCCTTCAAAGGAGGGAGCATTCTTATGCTTGACCTTGAATTTTCTTCTCCAATAATTCCTTGTATTTCAAACTTCCAACGAAACTTTCGTCTGAACACTACATCTCTTCGTCCAATTACGCCAAGTCCCATATCTGCCATTTTTCCTCCTCATATAAACAAAAAAGCGAAGCCACTCTAGAAGAGTGGTCCGCTTTTCTATTTACTTCACTATCTTATTTTTCAACAACCGTCGCAACATGCTGCGATGTTAAATCCTGGACAGTAGTTGTCGTAAGTTACATCAGAGTAACGTAGCGTCAACTCAATTGTCACTTCATCAGATGAAGCGTAGTCCAGATCGCCGAAGTTAATGGCTTGGGGCCACATATTGCCCATCGTCCATTGCTCCATTTCCACTCCACAACCATCAAACAGGGTAAGTGCCCCAGTTGCAGCCCAGTTTTGTCGACTACCCATCTTCAAAGAATTCGGTTCGTTGAATTCGTAAACAGCAGCCAACCATTTGTAGAGGTTAGCCATGTCGCCGACAGCAGCATCGATATAGGTCACTGTAATAGTTTCCCATGTGCCTTTGCCCGGAATCCATGTTTTGCCGTTAAGGTGGTTAATTTCTGTTTCTTCAAAAGAAATATTTGGTCTAGAAGCCAACTTTACAAAAGAAGGGTCCACGTATCCTCCACCAAGTCCACAAATATCGAAGACTTCGAAGGTCCAACGGAACTTCCTTTTAAAGACGACACTTCTTTCGCCAATTCGGCCTAAGCCCATATTAATCATATTATTTTTCTCCTAATATAAAATGTGTCAGCTCAAAATGTGTCAGCATTTTCTGTAAAGCTGCCTGTTCTGTGAATGCTGAATTCAATAAAGATGAATTCTGCTGCTCTAATAGGCTGAATACCTATTCTTGCTCTCATCTCATTTCTGTCAATTACGTCTGGAGTATTGAGTTCTTCATCAGCTTGGATGATATACTCGTGAATACCACGTCTGATCTTGACATCTTCTAGAATGTCACCGGACATTCTGATGAACTGATCTCTAAGATTTTTATCATGAGGTTCGAATAGTAAGGCACGAGATGCTTTACGAATTCTTTTCTCTACGAAGAACATCATTCGGCGAACGTTTACACGGTCGAGAGCAGTTGGTCTACGTTGTAGAGTCTTCTGACCCCAGACTAAAAAGCCGTCAACATCAGCGAACTGAATGATCGGGTTGATTGCGTTTCGGTTCCCGTACATCAAGTCTCGCTCTTCGAGCGTTGGACGAGAGAATACGTCGGTGATTAGAGGAACAATACCTCTTGTAAGACCGGCAGGTGCGAACCAAGGTGCAGCCAATTGATCTGATCGAGCAATAGTTGCCATTACAGAACCACTAGGCGGTGCCCAAACATCGATTCTGTTAAAGTTGTCTCTTAGTTTGACCCACGGCCAGTAAAGAGCACCGAAATCTGAATCAAATCGTGTTGTGTTAAGCGGATGAGTTCCGTTTTGCCATGCGACGATTTCTTTAACTGTTAGCCCAAATGGTGGGTCAACAATTACCAAAGTATCTTGTCTAACGTTCTGTGCTAGGTCCAACAACGCTGTTACTACTGTTGTGGATGAATGACCCGGAGCAGCAATCAAATCGATATCGATCTGTTCTGGCTCAGAGAGAGCATACATTCCAGTAAACGCTAGAGGGTTACCAACAACTAGTCCGTCTTGTTCATCAGGATCAGTTGGAATACCATCTGAACCACCAAGCAGACTGTAAGTGCCATCCAGAGGAGGGCCAGTCACTGTGGTGACATCGGCAACTCTGATCCAGTCAGATACAAGACTCATGAAAGTTTCAACATAGAATCTGCTGGATTCGTCTTTGACTAGCCCGCCCCATGCTTCCACTTGTCCGCCATTGTTGTAAACTTCAATGCTAAACTTAGCTTCACGAATGTCATTCTTAATAACGACTTGTGTTGCGTTTCCATCTTGGCCAGTAGTGTCTGCATTTACTGTGAAGGTTGCTTCGCCAGTACCGTTAGCAGCACCGTTTACACGACCGTAGTTGTGAACAGCAGCAGCACCAGATGTTCCGATAGGACTTGTTCCAACATCGGTTAGGTTGTCGAACAAGAATCTGCTGTTTGAGGCGGAGTCAGACTTGACGAGAAGTCTTGAGTCTCTACCAGTAACCAACGTCTCGAAAGAAAGTTGATCGCCAACAGCTTTTGCAACCCATCCACCCGGAAGAGTTCCGCCTGCCGATAGTCTCTGATTGTTAATTGTCGTTAAGATAGTTGCGAGAGCTACATCTCCAAGAGCACTAAGTGCTGCAAGATCAATAACCTGAACTACATTGTCAACATTAACATTGTCTGTTCCATCAACAACAATGTTGATGTTCTGACCAGTCGTTCCAGTAAAGTCGTATTGACCGGCTGTCTGATAGCCATTGTTTGGGAATCTGTCGTTAGCACCAAGTGATGCAGCAACGGTCATTAAGACACCCATGCCTGTGATGTTAGTTGCTCCAACTGTTCCACCGTACATAGAATCTTGAACACTGACCAACTCTAGTTCTGCGTCTGGTCCATGAGCGAATACTGTTCGTACGCCAATCTTGTCAAGAGATGCGGTGTAGAATTCAATGCCATCGAATTCTTCACTTAGCTGTGCATTCATGAATGTCACAAGTTCTGCGGTTGTGTATGTGGCAGCCAAGGCAACGATTGTCTTAGCTGAAAGGATACCATTCAATCTCCAACGGAAAAAACTGTCTGTTGCAAAGACGTATGGTCCTGCGGTATCTGATTCAATTGAAATCAAGCTACCTGCCGATGGTACTCCCACAGTTGCAGTCTTAGCTCTTTCGTCGTTAACTGCGTCTTCCTCTGCGACCCTAACAATATAAAGTTGATTGGCTACCAGTAGGTAACTCAATGCAGCATACATCATGTAAGGGTCGCTAGACTCTGGATGTGGAAACCCAAAGATTGTTTGTAATTGTCTTCGTGTTGTTACCAGCGTAGGAACGTTAATTGGACCCTTGCTTGCAAAACCGATTAAGCCCGCTCGATTCAGTAGCTGGATAGGAGGGACAAAGCTCAAATCCTTCTCTGTAATGCGAACACTCGGACTAATCGTATTCGAAGGCGGAAATCCTGTTAGTATTGCCATTTATCACTCTCCCTCTCGAATTATTTCCTGGTTAGGTACATATTTAGTAGATATTAATCCCATTTTCTCTACTCGATCAACATATTCAGTATGCCGTTCATCTTCTAGAAGATAAACGTTACATCCCGCTCCTCTTCCCGGTATATTAAGTGTTGTAAAAGCTCTTGCTCCTTTCCTTGATCTAATGACCACTTGAACAGGACTTTTCTTAATATTGGTAATCTCTATCATGACTTAAGTTCCTCCACCGCTGTCTCTATCTTATCTATAACACTGACGATATCTTCTTCTTCAAGTCCTTCGACAATATCAATTTTAGTTTTCAAGACTGCCTTTTTCCTAACTAAAGGTTGTGGTATATAAGTCTCTGCTAATAAATTAACTCGAAACTTAAAAATCCTCTGAGCCTGATCTCCGGGATTAGTGTTAACTTCGTTAGCAAAGCTTTCAAGTTTAACACCGACTTCCCAAGGGACACCCCTCACTCTTATATATGCAAGCTGACTGAATTTCAATATGATTTGTTCGAAAATATGATTAAAGTCTTCTTCAAACCAAGTCCATCCATACAATGCATAGCTGACATTGACGGGTATACCCGCAGCAACGCCAAAAATTGTGTCTTTTTCCCATCTCTCTCTAGTTGTAAAGCCCGGCTTTCCAGTTACTGGGTCTCTCATATAATTGAGAGCTTTATGGTAAATGTATCTAGACGCATCAAATTCATAATTGTTAGAATGAATTGCCAATAAAGGTAATTTTAGCCGATCCACAACAAGACTATTGTCTTTTCTGACGTTGTCTTGCAAAACATGAGCTACCGCTCTTTCCTGTGTAGCCCACTTAATGGGAACTGGCCACGCTTTGCTGTTTACATCAATGACTACAATGTTCTTAAATAAGTCAACCATCGCTTCGTCAGTACCACGCAAAGCTCTTGAGTAACGATAGATAGTATTTCTATCGGGACGGTCGGTACTGTTGACAATTTGGCCCGTTTGCATGGGATCACAATTAGCTTGTGAGCCATCAGGCTGAATTTCGGTTGCTTCTCTAAGCCAACCCAAGTCGGGCTGTTTGTCATCGGGATCATTAAGGTTGGGGGAGCCATCGTCCGAACAGTTTTCTACTGGCGGATCGAGGTTGAGGTCGTTAACTAGACCCGGCTCATTACATTGTTCCAATCTTCTTTGAGTCATGATACTCCTATATAGATAACTTAGTTCTAATAATATAACGTGCCATGAAACCTTTTAAGCTCGGAAAAAGAAAACAAAGAGAATCTATTGAAATAGTGGTGGTCCCAAGACTGAAACCACCACTAAGAGTCCCTCTACGTCTATTCAAAAACGTACATCCCCCAAAGTTTAATAAAGAGTTCTACTTCGATCCCATCTGACCAGAAAATTTAACTCTAATTTTAACCTTAGCTGGCATCGCATTTTCAAGTTGGGTTTCAAAGGATATAAAGTCTAATCCTCCTACTTCAAAACCATGACGAATTAATTGTTGAGTTATTTGGTTTTTCATTTTGCTCATAGCATCTTTTTTACTGGTAGCCATGATGGTTCCAGTGATATCTGCAATAACTTCTGCGTTGCCGTTTCCAAGGTCTTTTGTGTGGACGATTTCTATAAATTTATCTCTTTCAAAAATTGGTTCACCATTTTGAGTGACTAAAGCAGTATCAAGAATTGTCTTGGCGTTGATCTCTATGGGAGCTGTTGAGGTTCGTTCATGTGAATATTGCCCCTTCTCCATTGACGCCACATCTTTGTTGAATTGATCTTGTGCTCCTTGGTTGCCCATATAAGCACTTGTTTGATATTTATAACTCTGCGGAGCAGGCGAATTTTCAGGAGCTTGCGGAGTTGATCCCATAGCCCCCATTGCTCCCGCACCTAATGCTCCAGCCATTGCTGCCTTTTTGCCATATTTTTTCATCTTATCCATGAATCCTTCTGCAATTAATTGTCTAATTTCTTGATCTGACAATTCTATTCCTTCTTCCTTGAGAATTTCTCCTAACATATATTCATTAAAATTTTTCATTGCTACCTCAATTTATTTTAAAGTCTGGAACAGGCTGAGTAACAGCCCCTTCATGAGTTGTAAGATTTTCTTGGAAGACACTGCAATAAAGTTTAAGCCTCAATTCTCCCCACAATCTAAAATCATCTACATTTCTTTGAACAATCATCCAATTCTGTCTTTTGTGAGGAGTGAAAATTCTTGACCCCACCTTTGGTGGATG